TCCAGATTTATTCCGGATCCGAAGGAGCTCAGAACCATGACCCGAAACATCGGTGAGACTATCACGACGATCGAGGCAATGGAAGGATACAATACTAAGATTGAGCATAAGTCCAATCTCAGATGGGGAAAGACATCAGGATGTCTTGAGTATACTACTGAAAGGGGAGGTCTTTTGACCACAATCTCCGAACGTATACCCCTCGGGATAAAGCATGAGCTAATGAAGTGTAGCTTATACGATATTCCCGATATCCAGGCACTAATATTCAAGCAGCTGAATGCCGCTTGCTCATTAGAAATAGAGCCGTTTGTTCACAACTGCAAATTCGTGAACTGCGAAGGAAAACACCCACCACTCCTTAAACACACCGTGTTTACGAGGGGAGCGAAAAAAAGACCGCTCACAATGTTTCTTTCGGCAATAAATTACTTAAGTAGCATAGTACAACGAATGCTAACCGAATGGCTCCGAAACTCGCTAGTTCCTAGCGAGTCACTAGAGTCTTCTCCTCAATGGGTCACGCACATAGCAAAAGTCTATGAGCGCCTCAAAAAGGAGAGAAAGGATATCTGGTTTCATTCAGGCGATTTAGTGGCCTGTACGGACAATTTTGTCTTCAAAGCGTCACAAGCATTAGCTAAAAAGATGCTTGAACCATTTGAGAGACCAGACAGTTGGGATAACATAATATCCGTCGGTATTGGTAGATTCCACCTTATGCTTCAAACAGATGAACTGCTCGAGCTAAGGAGACACGGCAAGTATGATGATATACTTGATTACGTAATAGAAAATTACCAAAAATACCCGCTGCAAATAATTGGGCAGCATATGGGGAACCCCCTATCTTTCCCAATAATGGGAGGAATGCATCAAGCGATCGCAACAAGGGTCTGTGAACTCGGTCATTACCGAGTAACATCAGAAAAACCTGAGATCGCCCAGCTATACCGCCGATTATGGAACGGCAGAGGCGAATGCACGTATATCTTAGGCCTATTAGACGACGGAAGGTTGTCAAAAGGACCATCCAAGATTCAACGAACTTATGAGTGGCTCATCAACATTATAACTCGCGAGCCCACTCTTTCGTACGAGACCTTTTATCATAAGGTTAACTCGCCAGAGGCGAAGAAGTACGTTAAAAAGAAAGAAGTTGAATCCGGAAACGTCGAATATAAGGCGTGGAGATGGGAAGATATTAAAAGGATTGATAACAAGCCACTAAGTGACTTGATCTTCGTACATATACGACAGAAGAATGACTTGATAGAATATCGGTCAGACTCCAACGTCAGCTTCAGAACTTTGAGGCCTGACGATAAAGTATATGAAAGCATGTGCTACTTCCGTGATAACAGAAGGAGAGATGCAAAATTACGAATCCTATTACGACCAGCGTACTACTGGTCATGCGGAGATGATCATCTAGGCATGACTACTGACGTAGAAAGAATTTCTATGTACAAAGGTACAATGCTTCGAAAATTCAACATGAAGTACTCTCCGAAGGGAGACTTCATATCAAAAGAAGCTTTCGTCATTGCAGAGCAATACGGTAGGGTCAAGGGGGGAAAAGTAGTGAAGGAGATAATCGTGAAGATGAAGCAGATAGCTCTAGATCACGACTCAAGTTCTAAGTGGTCGTGGATGGATACATGCACGTCACTGAGAACCCAGATGACTAAAGAATACTACCAAGAAAGAGGTAGAAGGTCTTTGAAAGTCTACGAAGCGGTCGAAAACGCACAAGAAGTGTTCGTTACGATCCACTGGAAAGGAATTATGTACATGTACGAAAATTCCATAGATCCAAGGCTTCCAAGAGAGCTCGGCGGTTATGGCTTAACCACCTATCAGCTCCCTAACACTACTAATAAAGTTACGCGAAGGCACCTTAAGGTGCTTTCATGGCTTGGCGAGAACAACCAATATCTAGCATACAAGTATGGCAAGAAGATAAGGAAACTCGTCAAACGTAACAGGACAGTC